CTTGCCGCCTTAAGGTTTCCAAAGAGGCCAGAAGAGCTGCTCGCTATTCTTGAGAAAGCTGAAGACATTTTGCCAGTGTTCTTGGCTATAGCAGCGGACTCAGATACAGCCTTGCTGCCGAATAAGAAGCCCTTTGTGGCCTTCCATGCCTTACCAACACCTGCAAACATCCCCAACACCCATTTAAGAGCCTTACCGAACAGTAATGCGGAGACAGTCCAAGCAACAATAGATTGTAGCAGTCCATTAGAATCTTTTTCTGACACACCAAAGAAGGCTGTGAACTTGCTGAATAATTGGAAGAGCTGTACTATCCTTATCTCAACCTCTAAGAAGGCTATTGATAACCCGCGTAACACCTTCTCTAGTGCATTTAAGTTATCCCAACGAAGGTCTGCATCATTAGCCCTCTCTATATCTTTAAATACCCTATCAAAGGAAGAGGCTAATGCCCCCAGTACAGGTGATATGATAAGACCGACGAAGGACACAGTGCTTGCCAATGTTGCAAATATCTTTCCGAAGGTGTTGATTACAGGTGTTAATTCCTCTATAGCAAAGCCTAGGTTAGAGAAGGTGTCTGCAAAACCCCCCTCTGACCTATCAAAAGATAACCCCACTGCTTTCTCTGACTTACCAAAGAACATGCCTTGTTGTGTAGCTACCTTCTTCAAAGCCGCTTCATAAGCGCCAGACTCTTTAACAAACCCAACCATCTGTTTTACAAACCCACCAACGAAGTCTTTAGACATCAATTTACCGCTAGAGACTAATTTATTCATCTCAGTGGTGGTGATACCCATAGAGTTGGCAGCCTGCTTGAAAGCACCGGGCCATCTTTCACCCAACTGCCTTCTTAATTCTTCCATTGACACAGTACCTTTAGAAAGCATCTGTTCAAAGGCTAGGAACGCTAGTCCACTACTTTGTGCATCTAATTGGAAAGCTAAGTTGACCTCAGAAATAGCTGTAAACATTTCTTTAGTCTCAGCTAGGCTTAAGCCACTACCTCTAGCAGCAGCACCAAATTTAGCAAAAGACTTAGCACTAACCTTAACACTTTGACCTAGCCGTAGTGCTTGTGCTTGTACGAAGTCAAAAGCAATGGCAGCTTCTTTAGCACTCCCTGTAGCCGCTAACATAACAGCCTTGGTAGACTCTATGTCTTTACCGAGATTGAAGAAAGCCCTACTACCCGACATTAAAGCGAATACACTAGCGTATGTGCTTAATAGGTGCGTGGCACTGTTTGTCAATGCTTTAGTGGCTAGGTTTTGTTTATGTAAGGATTTGGTTTGTTTATTAAGCTCTCTGTTTACTTTAGAGGCTCTATCCCTAAGGTGATTCATCTCTTCGCCAAGCTTTTCAAAGTTAGCATCAACTTTCTTAGCTTCCTTGCCAAGCTTAATCATAGCAAAATGGATGTCACGAAGCTCTTTAGCAGATATGTCACCTAGAGGGGACTTTAATCCCTCTGCTCTGCCTATAGCCTCGTTAAGCTTCCCTTGTGGATTAACCACAGCGCCTTTGAAGCCCATCTGGTCACGCATGTTCCTATTAAAAGCCCTCTCGCCGGTTACCTGTGGCTGAGGTTTTTGTGCAACCCCTCCATGAACAGGTGTTTTAACAGCTCTAGCACGCTCTGCATTAAGCTCTCTTTGAAGAGTAATCTCTCTTGTAATAGCCAGTTCTATCTTCTTTAGCTGAGCAATAGTCTTGGCTTTCATAACCTGAGAGCGCATACCATCGGCTTGCTCTTTACTAGCACCACTGCTCTTTAGTGAGATAAGCTTACTACGTAGTGAGTATTGCTTAGCCTCCACTCTTGCGCTCTCGGCAGCAATATCTACAGTCTTAGCAGCTTTAGCCACAACTGGCTTAGCAGCTCTAGCACGTTCATTATTAAGCTCTTTATGCTTTAGTAGCAATTCTTTTGTAGCCAGCCTTGCCTCTTGCAGTTGTGCTACATTCTTAGCTGCGTCAGTCTGCCTACGAAGTGCAGCAGCCTGTTCTTTAGTAGCACCAGCCTTCTCTAGCGTAGCTATAGACCTTAGGGTAGTTATCTGCCTCCCCCTGAAAGACCTCTCCTTAGACAAGCCAGCAACCTTCTGCTCACTAGCAGATACAGAAGCCTTACTAGCCTTTGCAGTAACTTTCTCAGCCTCCTCTGTAACCTTAGCAATCTTAGCGATACGTTCTTCAAGGCTCTTTATCTTAGCACCTGCTTTAGAATCAACCTCTACGCCAAGACTTACTACCCAATCTGTGATGTTTGTACTTGCCATAAAGGTGACCCTCGTGCCTATTTGCTGTTCATCTCCTGTTCAAGCTCGCTATCTTTATGCTGGGCTTGTTCAAAAGAATCTCTTATTTCTGAATACTCTGCGAGCTTAACTACTTCTGGGAGTGTCCAGCCCCACATCAATTCCCTATAATTCTTTATAGGGCAATGTTGTGATGATATGATGTTAAAGTAAAACCAATCATGTCTGTCAAAGGAACAATTATCTTCCAATACTTTGTTCACAACAGACTCATTTGGCCCTATTCTTCTTCCATCTCCGCTGAAGGGGTTTCTGAAGCACTTGCTTGAGTTGTCAAGCTTCCTAGGTCGATCCCCTTCTTGCGAAGATATGAAGTAAAAAAACTACCGAAGTTCTCCTTCAAAGCAAACTCAACAAGCTCAATCAATGAGCCGTAGTTGCCGACGAAGTGCTTTTCAAAGTCAATAGGTTGATTATTTAATAATGCTGTCCCGACTAAGGTTTTAATAACTTGTGATAGGTCAATCCTATCCATCTGCCCTACAAGAAGCATTGCCACTTCTGAGAACATACTGTTGTCCTCTGGAAGGATAAGCCCTTCTTTCTTCTCACCATCAGCCCATGCGCCAATAGAGGGTAAGAACACCCTGATTAAATTAAAGGCTAAGCCAATACCTTGTGTGGATGGTAGTAGTTTGATGGCATACATACCTTCTTCAAGCATAATCTGCTTGTAGCCCTGCTGCGCCATTACATCTGTTGCTATCTGATTAATCTCATTCATTTATATCCCTCTCTAGGAATGTTTATAAAAAGAAGGGGCTACTCACGTAGCCCCTGTGTTGTCTTTCTTATTACTAAGCGTTACTCATAATAGTCTCAATACCACCAGAGATAGTTACGTTGCCAGTGACAGCCGCGGAAGCACCTTCTGGGGTAGATGTAAACTCCATACCTTCACACCAGAAAACCCAATCAAGTGTGGAGCCATTCGCACTAGACCCCAAACTAACCTCTGGTGCTTCTTGTAAGTGAACACCCGTCAGTGTTGCAAGGACACTACCCGCTGGGTCAGATATAGCTAACGTACCTGTGATGAGTGTACAGATGGCTTCCTGCCTCTTAATAATGCCAGACAGGATATGATTGCCCGGAGAGTTTTGCTGTAGGGAGACCGTACATGTCCCTGTACGATCAGGCAATTTTGAGATGCTTGCTATGCCGTCGGCCCCAACCTCAGCTTCTGTAAGGCTACTTGCACGACTAAATGTGATGAAGCTGTCAGGTGCTAACCCAGTGATTGGTGCGCCAGACCATGATAAGTTTACACAGCGACTTGAATAAGTAGGAAGAGCCATTATTTAACCTCTTTATGTTTGATTATTGATTGTGTGTTCATTAAGCTTCTCCTGAATAGGATAGTGATCCGCTGACGCTCACAACATGCACAGCCCCCGCGAGTAGGGCAGAAAATTTTCCATTAAACGTTCTAGCAGCTTTATCAGCAAAAGACACATCCTCAGCTCTTGGGAAATCAAGAGTGAATGGGTTGTTCTCTTCTAAGATATTAGGCTGTGTTTCAGTGGTAACGAAACGACTTAACACTGAAGAGGCTGTACTCCGTAAAGAGTTGATACCGCTATTTGTATAAGGAATCTTAGGAGCATTAATCAGTTGATTCTGATAAGCCTCTGTAAGACGTGCTTCAATCAAGTCCCTGCTACGGATAATATCAATCCATTCTCCACCAACCACTCGACCTTGACGTGTAATATCTACACCGCCAACATTCTGAATGAAGTTACACTCTCTAGCAGCTACGTTAAGTTGCTCTGTAGCAGTTAGACGGACACCAGCACTGTTAGCACTAACACTTACACCACCAAGTTGCTGGTTAGCCCATGTGATTGTGCCCGGAGTGTACGGAGCACCTTTACCAACGAAAGCACATTCAGAGAACTTACTGTCTGCATCTTGGTGATAGATAGCTGCTGTACGGAAGTAGTTAAGTTCAAATAACTTACCAACGATGTCTGTAGCAGGCTGTACATAAGCAGCGATAGTGCCTTGCTCTGCACTAGCTACGAAGTACATCTTACTTCTTGCTTCAATAACTGCTGCCATAGCAAGAACAAATGTCTCTGTATGGTCATGTGCTGTTACGAAGTAGAAGTCATCATCAATAGCCTCAACGGCTGCAAGAGCATCAACAGCCACTTCAGAAGAAGTAAAGCTAGGTGTTATCTTCAATAAGCCAGATACATTGAAAGCATCTGTCCCTAGGGTGGGTGTTAGTGTCAATGTGGCAACAGTGCCAGTACCATTTTTAGTGGCTGTAACATGTACAGATACGTTAGGGTTACCATCAATAGCTGCCTTAAGACCGTCTACGATAGCCTCTTCATCATCTAATGCGATAGCAGTCACACTTACGGTAACGCTGTCACCATCTGTATCGCCAACGGTGATTGTGTATACATCATCTAATGAGGGTGTATCTGGCGATAAGATTAGGTCAGCCTCTCTACGACCAATCTTGATAGATTGTGGTGCAGGAATCTGTGAGAAGAAAGCTGTTGCAGCAGCAAGTTCGTCTGAGCCAGCTAAGAAGTCTGCTGTAGCTGCTTCGATTGAGGTATATGTACGGACACGTTCATTAAATGCACGGGTGCTAGAAATGAATAGTGGGATGCCGAAGCCTTGTCTACTCACACTTGACGTGGATAAACTGATGTTCACCGTTGAGATGGCCTGAAGTTGAGGCATGTAGTTCTCCTGTATTTTTAATTAGAATCTTAGTAGGGTGATGTTCTTGCTAGGAGATTCCCTGCCTACCCATCAGGTAGTCGAAATTGATTAAGGTGTATCGTTCGCGTCTATGACTACTGGGAGAGGTGCTGGGTCTAAATCATCTCTGTATAACTCACCATCTAGATGTACCGTAGAGATTTCACCTGTGTCCGGATCAACATCAGTAATTCTGTCAACAACGTTGAAAATTAAGTTGAAATCAGAACTCTCAAGCCATTTATCTGTAAGCTGGATAGGCATAGAGATGATGTCGAACACTTCAACAATACTTCCTTTCAGAACAGCTCTGAGGTCATCCTGAACGGTATGTAGCTGCCTCATGTAACCACTGAGATTATTCATAATTGTCATAGCGTCTCCGCCGTAACATCTGAAATTCAGTAGAAGCTCTTTATGTGTTTCATAATAGAGGTCGCCGTTATCATCAACACCTTGGTCACTCACCCAGA